GTCATGATCGACTACCTTCAACTGATACGTGAGGACACGAAGGCTGGGCGCAACCGTGAGCAAGCCGTTGCAGATATGTCGAAGGAGTTGAAGAACCTTGCCCGTGAGCTTAACATCCCAGTCATTCTGCTTTGTCAGCTGAACCGTGAGCTGGAGAAACGGACAGGTCACCGACCGATGCTTTCCGACCTTCGGGAATCGGGAGCGATCGAACAGGATGCCGATGTGGTTCTTTTTGTCCACCGTCCCGAATATTACGGCGTTGACGTTCAGGACAAGGCGGGCAACAGCGAGGTCAATTACGGCGAGGTGATTGTCGCAAAGCAGCGCAACGGACAGCGTGACGTGGTGTGCAAGTTCAAGCATAATGGTAGCCTGACGCAGTTCTATGATTACAATTTTGGGTTTACGCCGCCTGTGAATTTTTACGACAAGAAAGATGATAAGGGAGATGATTTACCATTTTGAGACATTAACCTTAATTAAATATAATATGAAACAAACAAACCTGTTTGGGCAAGAATTTGCTCCTGATTTAGAAAATCAAAAATATTCATCCAAAATTGAGGCACCAATTTATGAGCCGAAAAACACAAAACCTCATATACTCGAATTATGCGACAAGCAAAAAACACAAAGATTGTTGCGTGAAATTAACAACTCTGCGCTCCCTATCGAAGAAAAGAATTTTCTAATGGATGCTGCCAGGAGGCATACTGTTTTTAATTATGAAAAGATCGCCGACTATTATGCTCATGCCAGTAAGGAGATGCAGGAATTAATGGAACGGTCTGCGCTTGTTATCATTGACTTTGAAAAAGCCATTGAGCTTGGCTATGTTAAACTTTGCGATGAAATACGCAACCAATACCTTGAAGAATATGGAGAATAGGGATTTCGCTGTCTTTATCCTTACTCACGGAAGGCCGGACAACATAAAGACACTCGCTACATTGAAAAAATGCGGTTATACAGGTTCGATATATTTTATCGTTGACAATGAAGATAAAACGGTTAATAGGTATATTAAAAACTTTGGGGCTGATTTTGTTAAGATATTTGACAAAAAGGCAATGGCCGATAGTGTTGATGAGGGAAACAATTTTGATGAACGGCGTACAATAACCCATGCCAGAAATGCCTGTTTTAAAATTGCAAAAGAAATAGGAATTACTTATTTTGTTGAACTTGATGATGATTATTACTATTTTGGTTATCGCTATGAAATAGGAGCTAAGATTGTTAAAAATATGGATGCTGTTTTAAATATTATGTTGAACTTTTATAAAAGCGTAAATATAAAATCAATAGCTTTTGGACAAGGTGGCGACCATATTGGCGGTTTTAGTGGAATAAAACTTAAACGTAAATGTATGAACTCTTTTTTTTGTAGTACCGAAAGAGAATTTAAATTTATTGGGGCAATGAATGAAGATGTAAATACTTACACAACATTAGCAAGCCGTGGCGAAGTGTTTTTTACATTTACAAACTTACAACTTGACCAGAAAGATACGCAAAGCCAAAACAATGGAATTACCGATATGTACAAAAGATTTGGTACTTATTGTAAAGCATTTACTACAGTAATGATGCACCCATCAGGCGTTAAGGTTTCAATGATGAACAGTAGCAACCCGCGGATTCACCATTCTATTCGGTGGAACAATGTAACACCGATGATTATTAATGAGAAATACAAGCTAAGCGATGAGTACCCCGCAGGCGCACAGAAACGCCCCTAATTTGAACGAACAGGTTTTTTTGGTATAAGGATGCACAGGAAAAAGAAAGTGGCTTAAAACGGATTAAAATGAACGAAAAATAATAAAAGACTATGTTGATACATGACCACTTTCAGAACTTCAAGGTATATCAAATTCCGAAGGCTCAACTTATTATTGCCGATATACCCTACAATCTTGGTAACTACGCCTATGCATCAAATCCGAGCTGGTATGTTGACGGAGACAACAAAAACGGTGAATCTGAGCTGGCTGGGAAAGAATTTTTTGATACAGACAAAGATTTCAGGCCTGCCGAGTTTATGCATTTCTGCTCTACAATGTTAATCAAAGAACCAAAGGAGAAAGGAAAATCACCATGCATGATTGTTTTTTGTGAATTTGAGCAGCAATTTTATTTGATAGAGCTTGCAAAAAAATATGGATTAAACAACTATATAAATCTGATTTTCCGTAAGAATTTTTCCGCACAAGTCCTGAAGGCAAACATGAAAATTGTCGGAAATTGCGAGTATGGGTTGATTCTTTACCGTGACAAATTGCCAAAATTCAATAATAACGGGAAGATGATTTTTAACTGCATGGACTGGCCGAGAGATGACAAAAGCGAAAAAATACATCCGACACAAAAACCCGTGAAGCTTTTAGAAAGAATAATCGAAATATTTACAGACGAGGGAGATGTGGTTATCGACCCTGTCGCTGGAAGTGGAAGCACATTAGTAGCAGCAGAAAATAAGAAGCGCAAAGCATACGGTTTTGAGATAAAGAAAAATTTCTTTGTTGAGGCTGAAAAATGGATTAAAAGTAATGCCAAAATGCAAGAGGAAATTAAAGAAATAGGATTTGCTAAAACAGCCATTTCTAATGAATATCCATCTATGTTTTAAAATCATGTTGTACAACATAAAAAATAATTTGCGAATGCCAAACATACAAGCGAAATTTGCAAGCATGAACGACCTGAAAGCCGCCGCCAAAAAGCGGTATCCTACACCGACAAACGGTAACTCCTTCGACAAGGAGGATTTTGAACTACGCAAGGTTATTGCCGAAAGAGAGCAAAGGGCGTATGTGAGAGGGATTGAAGATTACAAAAACGGAAAAACAAAATGAGTAATTACGCTATCTATCAACCGAAGGGCGCTTTTGCGATTACAGGGGCAAGTTTTACACACCAGGAAAAAGGATGAAATTCAAAGTAAGATGAAAGCATTATCAGAAAAACAACCTTGGGCTACACTTATAGCACTCGGCATTAAACCGATTGAGAACCGAACTTGGAAACTCCCCGAAAAATACAAAGGGCAGAGAGTTCTAATTCATGCAAGTGCGACACCCTGCAAAGGTTTAAAGTTTGATTCTCATATTGCAGATGTGCTGACCGATGAACAATACTCGGCGGTTATTAGAGCACACCAAAAGGAATTGGCATATATGGACTCTTACCAGTACGGTGCAATTATCGGAAGCGTTGAAATCGTGGATTGTGTTATAAACCATGAGAGTATTTGGGCGGAGAAATCATTTGAATGTACTCATCCACAAAAATGTGGTTCATGGAATAACGAACAATGTCGATTAAGTGAAATTTGTATCCATCATTGTAATTTTGATAAATTAATTTATAACTGGGAGCTTGCAAATCCAATCCTATTTGATAAGCCAATTCCGGCAAAAGGAAAGCTGGGTTTTTGGGAATCAGATGTGGAACTTTGCCATATTTGCGGAAAGCCGACTACAAAGGATTATCTATGTGAAAAGTGTGATAATTTCTATTGCGAAGATTGCCATGCCGTTTACAATCAATTCTCGCAAAGAGATTTTAGCTGTTGTAAAAAATGTGCAGAACAATAATTTCCCCAATCCTCCCATGTTGGCTTTGTGCCAGATGGGACTTTAATAACGATTAAACCATGGACAATGAAAGAAAAATAATATGGGAAGGAAAAGAAATTACAATGGAGGAGTTTTGTGATTCTTTTTGCCCAAACAGAACCGATTCCGAGTGCTGGACACTTTGCTATATGGACGAGAATAGTGATAATGATGATTAAACACAACTGATATGAAAACACCTGAAAAGATTTACATAAGCAGCCTCCCTTATTTATTAGATAAAGATAGTACGATAATAGCGAGGCAAGTAAAAAGAGATGTTTTTGGTGTTGAATACATCCGTTCAGACATCGCAAAAGAGGAATCGGAAAAACTGGCGGTGGACTTTCATCTTTGGATTTTGTTCCAGCATTATGAACTATGTGAAAATGAAAAATTGGAGTTCAGATATTTTCATCCATTTGACCCTGATTGCAACACGTTCACACTTAACGAATTATTCACCGAATTTCTTAACAATATAAATATTAACAAATAAAAATTACAATTATGGCAGACGTTAATTTAACAATTAGTCAGGATATAGTAAATCCTATTGTTCAGGCTAAAATCAAGGAGGCAGTAATTGAATCCCTTGGAGGTGTAGATATCTTGATCGGAAAAGTGGTAGATAATATCATTAAACAAAGAGTTGATAAAGATGGTAAAGTAAACTCTTATTCATCTGAAAATAAATTCAGTTGGATGGACGTGGTTCTTACACAACAAATTGAAAAAGCCGCAAAGGAATCAATAATTGAGGTTATTTCAGAGCAAACGCAAAACATCAAGGACGAATTAATAAGGCAACTTAAAACTAAAAAGGGGAGCAATATTGTAGCTTCAGCACTAATTGATAGTATGAATGGAACCTTTGTAAATAATTGGAGTTCTAAACTTTCAATTGAATTTAAAAAATTGGACAGATATTAACAGCCGAAAGAAATGATAGCAAAGAGAATAAAACGCGGTAAATGTGAGCAATGCGGAAATTATGATGAAATAATGTCCTTTGGGGAGGCCAAGTACCGATGTTCAGCTTGTATGCAAATAGAAGGGTTATGCCAAGAATGCGGGGAGTATATTCTGTTTCCTGATAATGAGGATGAGAATGATCCATTGCTTGAATTAGATGATTCATCAAATTATGCGCCAGCATTATGCCTGAACTGCTTTGTCAAATGAACCGCATCCAACGCCGCCGAACCCACGGATGGAGAAAACCCGAAGGAGTCATCTGCATCAACCGTGGGACGAAATGGGGCAATCCGATGAAAATCAGACCGTGGAAGGGAATTGATTTTGGCTGTATCTATGTTCAGGACTTCACAGATAGAAAACTTTGGCATAGGACTAATTTCTACGGAGATGTGCCCGATATGCTCGTTGGGTTCAAGAAAATGATGGAAGGAGTTCAATTTGGGGATAAGCATCTGCAAGTATGGTCAGACTATCTTTCAAAGCTCGATTTGTCCGAACTCGAAGGCCACGACTTGGCTTGCTTCTGCCCTATCGAAAAACCCTGCCATGGGGATGTGTATATTGAATTACTAAATAAAAACAAATAAAGAAATGAAACAAGAAATTAACATTAAAATTAAAGAAGACTGTAAAAGGATCATTATTGACCTTGAAAATGATACGGTCGTACAGGAAGTTGGCTTCGAGCCGAAGGATGGGGATTTTGTAGCACATACTGACAGAGATGGAGATACACTTATCGCAATCTTTACGAAAAAAATTGGTCGAAAATTCATTTATTATGCAGGATTTAAAGAATGGGTTAAAAAAATATTTATAGATAATTGGGCTGACATTGAATGGCTTGATAGGGTTGCCACCGACACCGAAAAGCAAACCCTCCTTGATGCCCTTCACTCCGAAGGCAAGGACTGGGATGCAGAAAACAAAAAAATTGTGGAATGGAAATGGAGTCCGAAAATGGGTGAGCCGTATTATACGCCCGATTTAGGAAGTGAACTACTATATTGTTGGTCATCATGGTGTGATAATGTGTTTGACAGAACACGTCTCGAACGCAACCTAATTACCAAAACGTCCAGAGAAGCCATCGAAAAGGCTAAGAAGATGCTTAAATCCATTGAAAAATAACCAGCCGAAAGGCGCAAAAATAATAAGATGAAAGATTTAAACGAATTACTCAAAATTAAGGCAGAGAGACAGCTGCAAAAGGAAATTAATGCTTTTATATTAAGTATAAGAGATAATAGATTTTTTTCCTCTATCGAAACGCTTAATGTGTGTGTTAATGACGAAGAGAAAGAAACATTACGAACGTTCTTATGGAATGGAAATCGCAAGGCGGGGAAAATGATTTTGGAAGACTATTTGCCTGAATATATCGAAAAAGAAGCAAAAGATTTTATGGACAAAGTGGATATGCTTGAACAGGATATTGACGAACTTAGAAATCAACAATGAAAAACTACACCTACAAAGACGAACTAAGTGACCTCCGTGCAGGCGATACGCTGGAGCTGGAGGACGGAACAAGGCATGAGGCGGTGGATGATAAAAAACGTTCACCATGCCTTTATTGCTCTCTTACTGATATAGATTGCAGTTTTGTTGCACCTGCTTGTATAAATGGAGACCTTCACTTCAAAAAGTTTGAGCCATGAAACGTAAATGCGATGTCTGTAAAAGAGAATATGAGGCCGACGAACGTAATTTAAAACGTGGCTGGGGGCTTTGTTGCTCAAAATCATGTGCGGCTAAAAAGCGAGAAAGAGCAAAACCGAGTTATAACTCTGTAACCGTAAGAGAAAACAACTACCTAAGAGAAAACTGGGTTAAACTTCATGGTGGAGAGGATTGTGATGATGGA